CAGACGCTCGAGCCTGTTGCAGGTACGCCATCATCATCTGGGCGCACCGCTTGCCCTCCGCAGCTCCCTCGGAGCCCTTGATGACTGGGCCGGCGAGCATCGCTGCGAGATGCCATGACAGCGCCATGACGAACAGCGGATCGAACTTCGTCGGGTCCGTCACAAGAGCCTGGTACCGCAGCAGCGCGTTCTCTTGGTTCGTGTAGATGACCTTGTTGCCGTTGGTATCAGTCTCGATCTGATACTCCTGCGGCACATAGGTTCCTGCGCTCGTAATCGGCATATTTATCCAGCCGACGCCACGCAGGTCAGCCGGGTACGCACGAACCGAGTAGTCGTTCTCGGCCTCTGGTGGCAATACCGACACGGCCACCATCATGTCGCCTGGGCAGGCGTATGCGTACTTCCACATCGTGTACGGCATCGTGACCGACGCTAGCGACACGCGGCGTGACGCGAAGTTCCACATATGCATTTGCAGCAGGCTGTCACGCGCAATCGGGTAGAACCGAGCGCAATGCTCTGCCTGCGCTGAACCTTCTGGCGGGTCGATGCTGGCTACGGTTGCCTCATCGCCAAGGTGCGCGAGCGCGAGGTTGCAGATTTCGACTTCCGATGCCATGCCTGCCTCCTAGTGATGGAGGAGAGTCGAGGTTGCCCTACGACTCTCCTCCTTTGATGCACTAGAACTTTATCTCATCACTCATCGCCAGAGCTTGCTGCCTCCTTGCGAGGACGCCCTGGACGGCGGCGAGGCGCAACGTCTGCCTCGACCGAATCCAAGTTCACGTCCGCAAGTCGCTGCTTGGTGCGCGGTTCGTCCGTGTACTCGAGCAGCTCATCGAGCCGCGGACCGTCATACTGGAACGTGGTTCCAGCATTGCGGTATCCGTTGTCGATAAAGCAGTCAACCTTGGCCTTGACGGTTGCCATGATGAACTCCTATCAGGCGACCGTGAAGCCAGACGGATAGAACTTCTTGCCGTCCTGGATGTTGTGCACCACGTCCGCAGTGACCGTGCCGGCGCTGTAGGTGCCGCTGACGGTGTACTGCGCTCCGAGGTATCGCTCGCCGAGGCTTGCGATCCGCGGAGGGATGGGAACGATGAACTGCGCGGCGGCAGTCAGGCTCGCCGTGAGGATTGCACCCGTGGCTGCAACTACGGTTGGGCTTGAAAGCGAATCGTTGTCATCGGTCACAATCTGGAACGTGATGCTGGTGCCGCCTGAGAAGGCAGTGCCAACGGTGAACACGAAGAACAGATCCGCGCCCTCACCGATTTCACGAGCCTGAAGCAGGTCGATCTTGTCGGCGCTGACGGCAGTGGTGGTGACGGCCTGTGCCGTTGAGACGCGAAGGTTTTTGTCAGTAATCATGTGTTTGTCCTTTCTTTTTTGTCTTTATTACGTGACCTGAGACTCGGTGTTGACGATGGCATCGACGCGGCGGCACGGGACGCCGAGGAACGAAAGCCAGCTGTTGGGAGTACCAAACTGCGACAGTCCCTGCTGCACGGCCAGCGCGTATTGAGACTTGTCCAGAGCCATCACGGACAGACCGCTGTGCACGGTCCGGTTCATGTAGAACGCGGCACGGCCCATCGCCATGTTCGGGATGCGGTACAGGGCACGGGTCATCGCACGGATCAGGTTCGCGCTTGCGCTCGCAGCCTGCCCGTTGGTTTGAGCGAGGAGGTCCGTGGTGTTGATGTTGCAGATTCGCACAACGTAGCGCCAGTCCTTGACCACCAGACCGTTCTTCCACTGATAACGAGTGGCGTAAGCCTGGAGGCGAGTGTTGTCGCTGTTGTACACCGTCTGCTCGCCGAGATCCTCGTGCATCAGGCCGGCGGTGCTGCCCTTGGGGAACGGGCAGTAGACGGACTGATCGCCCCACACAACGAGATACACCGAGGTGTTCGCTGTTGCCGAGTACGAGCCAGAGGTGAGCGAGTTGATGACGTTGGTGCTGTTGTTGCTACCAGTCAGCGCCGAGTAACGCGGCGCAAGGCCGAGGAACTGCTTGGGGTCGGTGCCTGGGTTGCCGTAGAACAGCGTGGTCGCCATCGTCTGGTTCATGGACTCGAGGAACGCATTGTCCTCGGACAGGCGGAACTGCGCGGTGTTGCCGTTCAGTTGCGCCAGATCCTTGTCCACCTCGCTGCGAGCCTCAAGGATGCCGCAAGCCTCATCGACCTGTGCGGTCTGTGACTTGCTGTTCGGAATGCCCTGGTTCAGCGCACGCCAGTAGACGGTGGGCAGACCAGTGCGGATCACGACGCGCTCGCCGGTGGGCAGGTTGCCCTCCTTGAACACGCAATCCTCAAGAATCTCGTTGCTTTGAGACAGCAGTTCCGCGATGACCGGAACGCGGCCCTCGGGATCGGTGCGCTTCGCCCAATCGGCTAGCGTCAGGTTGGTTGAAGTAAGAGTTGCCATTGTTGGTTTCCTTGTTGGTTATGAAGTGCTTGGATACAGAGCATTCGCTGCGTCATCGAACGTCATCGGACCTTTGGGCTTGCCATTGGTCGGTGCGCCTCCAACGAACGAATCCTCACTGATTGACTTGCCTGCGCGGTACATGAACCGGATCAACTCCGGGTGATCGCCCAGGCCAGACGTGTTGAGCAGCGTGCGAAGTTCGGCGGAACCGAACGTGTCAAGAGCCTTCTTTGCAGTAGCGAGATTGGAGGCAAGCTTTTCGCCGCCAAACTCCGCATCGGCTTTCGACGATGCGACCCACTCCTGCCGAAGTGCCTTGACCTGCGATTCTTGACGAGATGCCAACGTTGGCCCCATCTTGTCGAGAATCTTCTGCGCGGCATCGTTTGTCAGGTTCAGCTCCTTGGCGACCTCGGTGAAGTTCGCAATGACTTCCGAGTCGAACTCGCGGCCTTCGGGCGCCTTGAATTCGTACTTTTCGGGAGAACTGGCGGGCTTTGCAGCCTCAGTCTCCGTCTTGTCGCCAACGGGCGCTTCCACCTTGGCCGGCTCCGCGGCTGGTGGAGCCTTCGACTCCGTTGCCTTCTGCCCATTACCGTACAGAGCCTCTGCTGTTGCAGCGGTCTTGTCGGGTGCCGAAGATGTTGGTGCGCCGTTATTGGGTGTTGCGGCTTCCACCATCGTTGTTTCGCTCATGCGACGAATTCTCCTTCATCATGGTTGGGTACAGTTCCGGGCACTGCTCGTGGATTAGGGCCAGCGTGCGAAGTCCGTAATTCCGATTTCCTTCAGCAAAGCTCATTGACATTGCGTTGGTATTGAACGACGAACGGAACACACCTGCCTGATCTAGTAGCCGCCATAACACGCGGCGGCCACGCTTGTTGCCCATGAGCCATTTAATGTCCGCTTCTTCATTCTCCTTCGCCAGTCTGTCTCGCAGTTCGCGTTCTGCCTTGCTGCGATCCTGACCGCGAAGGTCAAGCGGATCATAATTGCTCACGACTAAACTCTACGAAAGGATTAATTTCCTACGGGCACCACTCACAGCTCAACAGCCGATGGCGATCCGTATCCGCTGAACATGTTCATCACGTCGGTCAACCCGTTCTGCTGACCTGGCCCAGTCGGCGATGCCGCGAGGTTCTTTGCAGTCTGCGCCTGCTGCGACATAGCGGCCATCTGCTCCTTGGCAGCCAGCGCCTTGTTGCGGGAATCGCGGATCATCGCAACATTCTTGTCTGCGATAATGAGCGACGGATCGACGCCGAGCATGTCGGAATAAATGTCCGCCCATTGATCGCTGTCGAACTTGTCGAGGATTTCGGGCTTCATCTGCGCAATAGCGCCAAGGTTGCCGACGAATCGGTCCACAGCGTTTGTGCCAATCGCACGCTGCGCCTGGGCCAACATCGACACAAACTCCACAGTCAGGTCCATGCCCTGCAATTCTGCCGGCGGCGGAGGCACCGCGCCTGACTGAAGCATTCGGGTGAACGTGATTTCAACGAGCGGGTCTAGCAGTTCGTTGTGGACGCGCTCGAGGACTGGCCCAAGCATCAAAAGTTTTTCCTCATGTCGCTCGGCCACCTCGGTTGCTGTCATGCGGGTGTAGGGTGCGCTTGCGAGCATGAGGAAAAGGTCAGCGTAGAACGAACTGCGAACACGCTCGCGCACGTCCTGAATGTCATTCAGCAGGTATTGCAGGTTCAGGTTGACCTCGAACGCGGTCTTGATTCCCACGCTGGCACCATCCACGAACGAAATGCCACCTGGCAGGGTTTCCACATCCCGGTTCTTCATGCTGGTCGGAACCTGAAGCGGCGGCTTGGTTTGGTAATCGATGGCCTGCGCCTTGCGCAGCTGCTCATGCTGGAGCTGCTTGACGTCGCCGAGCGCCTCCATGCCAGGGCTGTTGCCGTAAATGTCGCCTCCCGCTGTGGCCCAGCGCGGCACAAGCGCTGGGAAGTAGGTGAAGCCACTCTCGCGCAGGAACACGCCATCTTCGCCGCCGACCTCGAAGTACCACGACCCGAACGGCATATTTTTGTTGTCGCGCTTGGTTATGTCGCGGTCCATGCGCGGCTCAATTGCGTGGATCACGGGAACCCATGCGTCGAGCGTGCCTGTGTCGTACATGTTCTGCACGCTCGTCGAGCAGTTGTCGTAGCCGAACTCTTTGACCATCTGGCTCACGGTCATCTCAAACTCGCGGTAGAGCGTGCAGATGCGGCCCTGTGCGTCGGATGAAATGCAGTATTCGCCGCAGGTCAGCGGATAGTGGTGGATGATGTTGTTGAAGTCGGGCAGCACAATCGCTGCTGCCGTGCCGAACGCGCCCAATTCCTCGTACATCATGTGCAGACTGCGGTAGGTGTTCGACTTCTGAAACACCAGCTGCATGCGCTTGGCCACGTCATCTAGCCACATCTTGACGGGCTGGTACGCGCTCAGTTCGGGATCAGGCGTGGAAAGGCGGAACCACTGCCGCGCCGGCGAGGTCGCGCCCGCCATCATCCCTGCGCCGAGCGTTCGCAGCGCACGTGTCCCCGTGTTGTCGTAGATGTTGTTGTGGCGGCGGTAGCCACGGTCACGATCCTGGCGGAAGTAGCGACCGTTGCGAGGCAGTAGGTAGGACGTGATCTCCTGCCAATGCGCGTACCACGACGCACGCTCGCTCTTGAGCTGGCCCCAACGGGTAAACAGCCTGTCGCGCTCAGGCGCGTTCTTGTACGACCTGTTGTCACCCGTGTATTGGCTCACGGTCAGCCCCCGAGGAGCGTGTTGCGTCCAAGGGTCAATTGCGACGGGTCAATGCCAGCGGGCCCAGTAAGCATGGTGCTAGCTGGCCCACCCATTCCACTTTCCTGAGCCGCCGCCATGATGCTCGCCACGTCGGGCGCCTGCTGCTCTCTGCGACGAATCGCGGCTTTCGACGCGGTGGCCTGCTCCTCTGCTTGCCGGCTTGCACGCGCCTGGGCAGCCTGCTGCTGTTCCATTGCCTTCTTCTGCGCAGCCTTGCCTTGCTCGCCCGCAACGATTGAATATGCGGTTCCAGCCGTTGCCGCCGCTGCCATAACAGAGCCGATTATAAGAGCGGCTGTTGAAACTGCCATTACGCTAATCCTTTCGTGTGTGTTTGTTCTGTCATTGCGTATCCCATTCGCCCTAGTATGTCTGCAACTGCCCCATTGTCATTGACTTGCAGGTTCGACATGCTCACCATGCTCGCGCCACTTTCAATTGCCCACTGCTCGAATGCCTGAATAAGCCGAATTGCAGTAGTCCCTTTGCGGTATTCCGGTGCCACCCACCATGCCACCTCCGTTGCAACCTTGTGACTCGGTGCGTACCAGACTGGGGACAGCACCGCGACGAAGCAGCCTGCGAGCGTGCCGTCAACGTCTGCGACGAACACTTTAACGTGCTCAATGAGGTGCCGAATTGTGGCGCTGATTTCGTCATCGGTAGCCGTCCACACATCCGCATAGGGCGCGAACGCCATAAATTGGCGATACATAACTGCAATTGCTTCCTCGTCCGC